CTGACAATGGATATGGAGAAAGCACCTCCAAGGTGGTTAATCGCAAGCGTTGCGCTCGGCCTATTCGTCCTCCCGCTATATCACTCATGTTACCTTAAACCTAAATGGCTTTGTTATCAAAATTTCACCATTTAAAGTAATTTTTAGTGTTAAGTCATAAAATCTATTTTTATAAAGTGGAGTAGTATCTAACAACACATATGACGCTACCGAATCACAATCAACGTGTGAATATTGATCAAATGGAACCACTGTAGTTCCTGACCCAGCATCAACAATACTAAATTGTGACCCAGAAGGTAAGTAATATTTGTTACGGAATCTAGAAGTATTTGTATATGTCTTAGAAGGATATTTATCTCTCACAGTAAAATATAATTTACTTTTTTCATTTTTTATATATCTATCTTTTAAATTTTTTGGCGACAATTCTACATCAAAATTTGTTAATGCCGACAATGATCCTGTATTAAAAGTTTGATTTAGCCAAGCTAATTCTAATCTGGGTTCGTGTACCGTGTGTGTTTGTCTGGAGAAAAATCTAATATTTCCTTCATTAGAAACTTCATCTTCTGAACTACCAGTAAAGAACATAATCAATCCGTAATTACTGGTCACTGATGATCCAGAAATCATCGGAGCAATTAAGTCAGTTACATTGATTCGTAATTCATCATTAGTTATGTCAGATACGGACTGACTAACCACAACATCTGTTAAATAATCACTTCCACTAACATTCCATGTAGATCCGCTCGTTTTAATTTTCCAAGTTACACCGTCATCGGACACAAAAGGTGTCTGCATCGAATACCCAGAACCTTCGTTCCAAGAACTTGATACTTTACACAAATATATGAATTCATCTTGATGTAATTTTTCTGCGTGAGCCACTGTTAGATTAAGAAACACTGAAGATTCTGTAGGGGCTCCTTGTAGATCAGTCAGATCAAATTGTATTAGTGAACGAACAGCTCCATTGATATATTCTCTATCACTTTTTAACTTACCAACTTCTAATATTTCATCATATCCAGTATTTAGTGTGCTGAATACTTCATAAATAGTAGCATCTTTTATTGGTTTTAAATATATTCTACTCATTGTAGTGCCGTCCCTACGATATCGTTTTCTGGATAACGTAACTCAAATATACATGGGTCAGCTGACGGGTATACAATATTATTACTTCTATTAGGTCCCGTAGCCGAAACGTCATAACTATATGGAGCATAATCTCTACCGTCACGTTGTTGATATTTGTTTACAATATCAATGTTAGTTACCGACTGTACTCCTTCTATCCTAGCAATTTGTAATAACACATCATCTACCAAAATTGGTTGATTTATATTCCAATCATCAATGTCAAAATATCTTGCAATCGAATCAGAACATTTAGCTAAAACTTCATATGAATTAAATCCTTTGTATGTTACAATAGTATAATTTACTCCTATGGAAACTCTAAATGCGTCTAAGATATTAATTCTATCGGTCATCATTCTATAACCTTTTAAGAATTTTTTTACATTTCTTTTTACTTCATCATTTAAAATAGTAAGTCTTCTGTCACTATCGTATCCTAACATATAAAGATTTACATTATTATTAACTGGGGAATCATCCACGTAATCAATGTCATCGTCAATACTAGGCGTTTCTCCAAATTCATCTTGAAACTTTCCAATATCACTAATTCCCGCATCATTGATAGCAAACGCTTTAGAAACAGCACCATATTTAGATGGCATTGATAATATACGTTTTTCGTAGTCAGTAGAAGTAACGATTCTTCCCTGAGCATTTACAAATCCTATAGCTGCTTGTCTAATTTGTTCGGTGGTTGGATTGTTTAATCCACCCGTAGCCGGTTCTTCATTAATTATTGTAATACTAGAAACCATTGTATTAAATGTTGCTAAATCACTTCCGTTTAATGTTCTAGTTTCATTCAAAGTAATTAAATTGTTAACCTTTGTAATTGTTCCCGAAGGGACGTTTGATCGCAACCCATTAGAAACTCTATAGTTAATTGTTAATGTGGTGTTTGCTGGAGCTAGACCAAATGAATCGCTGTTTGTAAAATTTAATGTGTCTAACGAAACATTGGTCATGTTCTGTAAGTACTGTTGGTCATACACCGATTTATAGTCTGGGTTTTCATATACATCACTTAGGTCACCAGTTCCCGAACCGAATACTAATTCAATTTTATTATTTCTATTTAGTCTGGTAATAAATCTACGATTAACTTTTACCGATTTTATTGTATATAGAGGAGCAGTTGATGATCCAAGAATATTCGTTACCACATCTTCAAAACGATAATCTTGAGACAAATTATCTACCTCATACCACGTATTTCCTTCCGCATCAACAACCGATACAATTTCTACTGCATTATCGTCTTGGATTTCAATTTTTAAAAATTTAGTTGGATTATTAACTATTCTTTCTAATGTTTTTTCTGTTGCCGATACCAATTTACATACTTTAGAAACTATATACGTAGAAGGTAAACTAGTTCCGCTGTCCAGTGAAAATGTCTGAACAGTTCTGTTTTCACTATCTCCAAAATCACAAATGTCTTGCGTTAAAAATGTTCCAGCATCAAATTGTGTTGTTGCTCCGAAAGATGATCCTGCTGATATTCTTGGTAAAAATCTAGTGTCTAAATTACCATCACTGTCAGCAGGAACAAGAACAGACAATACAGCCTTACAATGTGAGGGGGAAGTTAATCTTGGTTTAAATCCTAAACCCTGTGCAATTGCAACGATATTTTCTCTTTCTTCTGCATATGCTAATAAACTTTCTTTAAAGGAATTATCTGTATAATATGAAAGAACGTCACCAACATAAGAAGCCATATCAATAAAAATAGAACCAGGCGATGCATCGCTGAAATCTTGATAGGTATCTGGAAAATAGAACTTAGTAAAATCGACCAAATTTTTCTTAAACTCAGAATAATCTTTGTTTAAATACTTTACCTGTTTTTTATCTATTTGGTCATTGATAACGACCGCTGAAATTTTACTAATTGCCATTTAAAATCCTCAAATATTTATCAATACTTCGTCACTGAAGTTTGGATTTTCAGATAACCTGTACTTTACGTACATTTGAGCCCTATAATTGTTTATATCGTCGTCGGTTGGTTGAAAAACAAATTCTTCTAAGTTAAGATATGGCATCCACCGCTCAACCGCTTCTTCAACAGATTGTCTAGCATTTACAGAAAAATCACTATTATTAAAATCAAAAACTAATTTATGAATGTTACATCCAAATTCTGGATTATTAAATCTTTCGCCAGGAATTGTTAAAATCAAATTAATAAAATTACTTTTAACTTGTTCTAGAACAGTTTCGGATGTTTGAAAATATCCACCCGATCCCCGTTCTAGTGGTAATGTAAATCCCCTAGCCATTTACTAGATTCCCATTTTTTTCATTAATGAACCATAATCTTTATTCATGGCTTCGAGTACATCTTTATGTTTTTCTCCAACAGCACCCGCTTTAAATGACGCTGGTGGGGCAGCTGGGTTAACTAATACATTACTGGTATTAAATTGCATCGTATCCATTCCCATGTTTTGTTGGAACATTTCTCGTAACTGAGCACGCGTCATATCAGCTGCTGGTGATTGTGGTTTAATAGATTCAGTTTGTAGCTGCGGAGAAGATGTGGGCGATCCGCCCATAATAACATCAAACATTTCAGCCTTAACTTCTTTGATGATTTCGGCTTTCTGATGTTCAACTTCTTTTCTAACAAATTCTCTAATTAATTTTGATAATTCTTTACTCGTCATAATAAAACTCCCATAGTTCCTTTATAAATAGTTTAGTCTCTTATTTTAACCAACTTACTTTTAATATCACGAACACTCAGTTTCGTTGGTGTTATTCTACCTAGAGTTATTTCTGATAGAGGTTTGTATGGAATAACAATTGTTCTAGCTAACTCTTCTATGTGATCTAAAATTTCATATAATACCGATTCTAGTTCATTATACTTAGCAACAGAATTTTTTTTCTCAACTGTTCCCAAAAATATTTGTCCACCCAAACTAGACACCGGATTTAAATAAATATCATTTCCCACATCAACAACCATATTTCTGTTACTGCCGAAAATAGTATCTCGTTCTGATGAAAGTATTACATCATTTTCTTTTGAATTTAAAACAATTCTACCACTGTTTAAAATTGCTTGATTTTCGGACAGAACAGTTTTACTATTTCCCGTTCTATCATCTATGGTTTGTGTGTAATCTATTATTCCCAATTCTTCTAATGTAAAAAAATTAGAAGAAAAATAAAAATTTATATCTTGATTTTCTGCCATAACAAAACACGAAGAATCTAAATTTACATCTTCTACAGTTAAAGCATATGGGGTGTCTTTCGTAGTATTTGAATTTTGTTTTTGACCAACCCTCATGATTAAAATGGCATCATTTTTACCACTATTTGTTGGTCCCAATACGGTTGTTCCAGTTTTTTCATTAACAATTGTATTTTGATTAAATGCGTCCTGCATTTGTGAAGAACCAAGTCGTATTGTAGACCCATAACGATTCTGAATTAGTATATCACCATCAAAACTTTTTAAATTCTTTACATTTAATTTTGGAACATAATTGTCATTAGTTAAATTTTCTTCAGGCACACCACCATCTGTTTGATTTAAAGAACCTTCTCTAGCTTGTTGTGATTGAACTGTTTTATTCTGTTGTGTTTTTGCAGCGTTAGAACGATTTACAATATTAGGAAATCCATTTAACTGCAATGTCTTATTTATATTAACTCTTCTTGAATAGAAATGAACACCCTGTATTTTTTGGACCATGACGGTTTCACCAATCAAGGGATATTCCATCACACCAACTTCTATCGGATATGCATAAAAAGAATTTTGTGGGGTAGTTGAGTGGCCACCATAATCAAGATATTTAAAACGAACCCTACCAACTTCAAATCCGTCTATTCCATAGTCGGAATGTTCTTCATTTATTACTACATCTATTACAGTAGCACTATTTGCATATAATCCAAATGATTTTAAATTTCCCGATACTGTGGGGTTCCAGAACAAATTACTCATACTAAGTTCTCAAATTAGATAATTCTTCTTCGACTTGTTTTGCCTCTTCTTGTAATTCATCAATTTCTATACTAATGTTGCTTAGTAGTTGACTTTTTTCTGC